GTTAATTGGACTACTTTTCTAGTACCTCACTTCAGTGAGAGTGACATGGGTCAGAGACATTCCTCTGGCTCCGGCCAACCCAACCCCAAGCCGAGTGACAGCGATCATGAAGCGAGAAGGTCAGAGCTTCACTCGGACGCCTCCCATCTCGGACCTCTGAACTGCAAATCTTGCTGGAAGTCAAAGAAGGCACTGGTGAAGTGCTATGATCACTACCTCTGTCTAAACTGCTTAAGCCTTCTAATGGGCATCACCCCAAGATGTCCCTTCTGTTACAGAGAGCTACCCAAAAATCTGGACCTTGCAGAGGCACCAAGCGCACCACCCCTCTGAAGACCCGCAGCGAAACCCAACCAAGGGGCGCCCCCCTCTCGCGGGGGGGGCGCAGCTCCGCCGTCGCGCGCTCCACAGACCACACCAATCATCGATGCAGAAGATCATTCAATCTCAATAGTGGATGTCCCCTCTCTCAATAGTCTACAGCATACTCCACCAAGTCTCATTCCACCACCAGGATGAGCAATCACCAGATCCTTGAGATGCTTGCTGTACGCTAATGTGTAGGAACTGAGCTTGACCCATCCGATTACCCCTGAGAAACAGTCCACCAAATCATGCTCCGTTAGGCCCACATCTTTGAAACACTTGATTAGGTCCACCCTAGACAAATCAACCTCATGTTTTTGAGACTTTTTCAGCATTGTCTCTATCCCTTTCTTTATTAAAGCCATGTGCTCTGGGTATAGCTCAGCCAAGAATATCATAACATCTTTAGTATCAAGACTGACTTTTAGCTGTGCAACTGTCTCTTTCAGCTCTTTCACATCACCATCAATTAAGACAAGGCCTACCGGAACCCAGTCTGGCCCAAGGCGTGTATAAGCAAGTGGGTCATCAACAGAGAAGGACTCCCCAGGAATCAGTTCAACCATGATGGTATCCTGGTTTGATGGCTCTTCATGCTGATCAATCATCTGTCTCTGGACAAACACTGTCATGTCTTCTTTGCTAAATGAGAGGCTCCTAGCAATGGCCAAGATATTGGTCCTCACAAACTCGTCCCTCACAGCTCCAGAAAATCCACACTCAACACCCAGGACCTCCACCATCAGGAAGCCCTCAGACGCATCGCTGACACTGCCGTGAATTCTGTGAATGATACTAAATTTGCTGTCACAGGCTCCGTTTCTATTTCTTTTAATAAAATTGTGAGTGATTGTTATGACGACTCTCTCATCAAGATTAAAACAGTCTCTCCCTGCATCAGCAGAAGACACTCTAGATATTCTTTGATGAGCCGAAGAGATGTACGCCTTAAAATCCTTAAGGTCAATCCAGCTAAATCCACTACTTAGATCATCCCTGTACATTGGCCTCTCCTGGCCTTTGTGGATTGTTTTCAGAACAAAATTCTCGAATGGGCCCAAAGAAGGTGCACCCTCACCCTTTGGCATCATGGAGGCATGTGGGAACCATGTGAATGAACCTAATGTTCTGCTGGACAGCAACACTGGCCTAATCAGAGACTCGAAGAACAATTGCTTTAAGAAATTGATACATGTATCAGATGTACTGATCACTTTTGAATCAATCATAGTCGTGAATTTTCTATTATGACTATTCGAGAGGTCTAAAGTGAGAACTGTGTACTGCTCAGACCTCTTCCATTTAACGACATGACTGATAAGACTGATAGCTTCACAAGTGATGTCAAGTGAGACACATAGATCTAGAAATCTGATCTTAGGAGCCCAAGAAGACTTTCTCAATGAGTTGTCGTCCAGAAACGGAAGGAGGTGAGTTTCAAAAAGCGATGGATATAATCGTCTTACACTCTGTAAAATATGATTGTAACCCACTTTGTCTTCCAAGACAGCACTTTTGACAGGGAACACAGCAACATAGTCATGGCTAGATCTGCCTAAAAATGGGCCCCTTTGTGGAGGTTCAGGGTCCCCTAGTACCCATGTCCCCAACTCTAGACAATTGGACAATACAATGCATAGATAATCTATCAAAATTGGTCTTATCATTGGTCTTAACCATTCGCACTCTGGAGGCCAGTCAGACTGAATTGAGCCGTCCTCTGACTCCAATTCCACTATGAGAATGTCATCCTTCATGATGACTTTTAAACCAGGCAGTGATTCCAGTTTTGATAAGATCTCTACTATGTAATGACAGTTCCTGTCAGCATCTCTCACACACTTACTTCCTATCGTCTTTGCTAGCCCAATAAACCCTGAAGCAACACTGCTTTGGAATGCACTTTTGTTCACTGAATCTGATAACAGCTTTTGGGTGCTTTTTGTGAAGCTATGGCTTAATTTGTTTTGCAGCACCCTGATCACAGTTGGTAGGTTGACTGATTCTATCTGAAGTGCAGAAGGAAAGAGAACTTTCTGACGAAGAACCATTCTGATGGGGTGATGTGCTTCAAGGTTCAACCAGCAGTCTCTCAATTGGGGCTCATCAAGGTCATAATGTTTGAATAGGGACTTTAGGACAGTGAATGGGTCTCTTGAGAACAACTCAGCCAAAAAGTCTTCCCTCACCTCATCATTTTTTAAGGAGTTATACAATCTCCTTACTAACTTTCGAACAGTCCCAGTGCTATCTGGAAATAAGTTTTCTAACTGTCTTTGAATCCTGTAACCTCTGGTTCCATCAATCCAATCTTTGATGTCTGTATTCACATTGAGCAAGAATGGATTAATAGGGAATCTACAATACCTCAATAAGTTAATACATCTCTTTTGCAGAAGGTTGCATATGTTAATTGGCACCCCATTTGCAGCGCATTGATCCACAATGGTGTCCACAGTTTCTGACAGTTGATGCGGTGTTTTGCATTTTACATTGTGTAATGAAGCTGCTACGAACTTTGTTAACAAAGGGACCTCTTCACCCCAAACAAAGAATCTTGACTTAAATTCTGCAACGAACTCACAGAGCGAGCTTTTGGGACTGACAAACTTATTAAGCTGACTAGATAAATAATAGTGGTAGTTCAAAAAGCATAGGAGCTCTTCAGTGTCATCCCTTAGTGTGGCTGATAATTCTTTGTCAAACAATGATATTTGATCATCGCTAGAAGTGAAACTCTTCAGCTCACCTCTGAACAAAAGCTTCAGTGTGTAGTTTATGAACTTCTCAGTTATTAAACCATAATAATCAGATGCGTTATGCAATATACCCTGACCCATGTCTAAGATGCTGCTAATGTGAGACGGAACAATACCATGATCTAAATGAGAAAAGATGAACTCTTCTGTTTTTGTGTTAATGACACCCTGTTGTATACCTAACTGACGTTTTACAAAGGATTTGGTAATGGCATTGATGACGTTGAAGGGAACCTCAACATATTTATGAACATGCCAGGACAGTAATGTTGAGATATGCTCAATTGGCTTATCAAAATCTTTAATGTACTTGATATTTTTTAAAACTGTCAAGAAGAGAAGCGGACACATAGTTGGGCCCCACTTGCTGTGATCCATGTTGTAGCTAAGATTCCCTTCTCTAATGCACTGCTTCATCTCTGAGATTGCCTCCTCAAACTGTGCTTCATCGTTTAAGCAGCTCCCATTTAGCTGACCAGTGAGAGACTCAAAAAAGTCTTCCACAAACCTTGTGTACATCTTAGTCTTCATGTCACCGATGTACAATTCTCTATTCCCACCAACCTGTTCCTTGTATGATAAAGAGAACTGGAGCCTACCCGTGTCTGGACCAGCACCATTGTAGGAGGTGGGTGACTCATCTGAATAGAAACACAAGTTTTTCAGAGTGGACGTAATGCATTTAGTGAAAGACAGCAGTTTACACATAGCCTCAGAATTACTCTCTCTTTCACTTATCCTGGCATCTTCGTAGAGTTTTTTGTAATCAAACTTATAATTAAGTCTTAGTCTGGAATTGTGCTTGAATCTACCAGAGTAGTGATTCACATTTAGTTGCAATAAGATGGTCTTAAAGCATTTGAACCAATCTCCCTCTTCATAAAACTTTCTTGTGATGTTTTTTGTGAACATCTCTATGGGACAGGATTCTAACACTGTCTCTGTCATGACTAATTTTGAGTATTTTGGTGAGTTTCCAACTCGCTCACAGAAATCTTCATAGAATGAATCCGGAAAGAGTGACTCTTCAAAATCTTCAACTAAATGATAAGAAACCTCTGAGAGTATGAGATTTCTATCTCTGTGATTGGCCACTAAATCTCTCAAAGCTTCAGAAACACTTATACCCTCAGTGTCTTGAACCTTTTTTGGGTTTTGTTTGTGTTGATACTTTGAGAAAATCTTGTCTATAGAACATCTGATCTTACTCAGAGATTCAGATGGCAAGAGTTCTTCAAGTGGTACTGAATCTTCGCTCTCCTCGAGATCTATTGATTCTGACACACTAGTCTGACTATCCCTTGTTGTTGTTTTTTTCTTCTTTTCTTTTCTATTTTCTTCAGCCATTGTGTGTGAAATTGATTTCAGGATTTTGTATTCCAGTTGTTCAGGACTTAAGCAAAACTTAGTTTTATTGTGGAACTTCTCAACAATATCACACAGGGAAACTCCGACCAACTTATCATAATCATAGTCCACAGAATTCCCCTTATCATCAGTCTTTGGGATTACAACACTCTTATTGCTAGACAGATCAAGTGCAGTCGAACAACGTGCATCTTTCAATGGGTTTGTTTTAATCTTAGCAAGCTCATCAGGGGTGAAGCCACTGGTTGAATTAACGAAAGATAACATCAGCGATAGCATCTGTTTTGAAACACCAGGTGCCTTGACATCAAATTCATCTTTGTTCAGAAACCTTGAGCCACTCTCTAGTAACAGTGACGACTCTTCTTTCGTAACGTCGTTCTTGGGGTTGACAAAAACGCTTTTAAATTTCAACTTTGGTTCCAAGAATTTTTCAAAGCATTTTATCTGATCTGTTACCCTGTCCGGCGTCTCTTTAGTTATGAAATGGCAAATGTAGGACAGGTTGAGAAGAAATTTGAACCGACTAGTGAGCATAGTTTCAACACTGTCACCCAATACAAGAATCATCACTTTTCTTACACATCTATAGATTAGATACTCACTCTTTGTGATTAAATCTTCCTTCACCTTTTCCATCAAATCAACATGATGTGCAAGGCCAAAGAAAGCCATGATGAAGTATCTAAGGTTTTGTAAGAACTTTTGGCTCCTTTTGCTAGGATTCAAAAGTACTGACATGAAAATTATCTTCAATAGAATTTTAATTTCATCAATGCAGCCTTCCAGCTCCTTTACATCAGAAAGCCACTGCACCATTGTATCGATGACACCCTTGATCACCTCCGAGGACATTATTGGCAAAAAGTATCTCTTGGGGTCAGCATAAAAAGAACAGATGTGCTCACCATCCCTATTTATAGAATAGCATTTTGAAGACTCACCAGTTTTCTGGTAAATGAGAGTAAATGTACCTTTGGGAGACTTTATTTCTTGGAAAAAACACTCTTCACAACTCACTCTTCCATATCTGTTCTTTCCACTAGCATTTTGTCTTATCTTAGATACTGATGATGTCTTCATTGAGTTTACCAAACTCAAAGATAACGAAGAAATCATGCGGAGGTCAGTTATGTCCTCACTAAAACTGGTTTCATCCAAGTGCATTTGGGGTCTGAAGTTATCTCTCTCATAATTCATAACTGGGATGCTTCCTGACTTTTTAAAAGACATAAAATCTTCAAGAGACGGCCAATTCTCGAAATCAGAGGCCTCAAGTCCATAACTGTGAGCGGTAAGCCCATGAGCATTTAGACTATTGAAGACTTTGTTAAGAATCAACCTTCTATAGTCTAGAAAGATTTCATTAAGCGCTTTGGTCTTACCCTTACTTTTGTTTTTTGGCATTCTACTAAGTCTGAATAAATGCTTTTTAAGATCTCTCTGAGTTGACATCACTGACACAAGTCTATCTGAGACTGTGGTGAATGACTGCCCGCACCAGACAGACTCATCATCATCCCCTCTAGGAAACTCATTCTTTAATGAAATTAGATGACTTAACCTAACAACATCAAGACCTAGGAGCAGTTTCCTTCTTGTGTTCATTAGTTTGATACTCTTTGATTTATTCAACATGCTAATCATTCCACATGATTTTCTATGATAATGACGGTCGTTCCCAACCTTTTCGGCCTTATCCTGTTCGGGGTGTCCTTCATCATTCTTAGAGTCAAAATAAATGAAATTGGTGAATGATGTTGCTTCTTTGAAATCTCGCAGCAACTCCCACTTGGATTCTGGTGCTGATGAAACTCCCTGATCTAAGTACAAGTCACAGAATTCTTTCAGCAACCTTTCTTTGTCTGTCATCATGAATAAGGGTGGGATGACTCCCTTCTTCAACTTCGCTTTGAATTCTAAGAAGTTCTCCACTATCTTGGAATTAACCTCTGACAAGGGAATGTCTGGGCGCACACCTTCAACACACAGCCTCATTATATTCTCGAAATGCTCACCTGAATTATTCTTAAGCAGATTGAATGCGTCTAAATCAAAGAGCTTGCTACCATTGCCTTTGAGTGATTCTGACAGCCTAATATACTCTGACTCTTCCAACATCGCCTCATTCTCTTGCACATACTCTAATAGTCTGAAGATTAAATTCTTAAATTTGAACACCACCCAATCAGGAATGGAGTTGTTTTCATACCCACTCCTGCCCACCACCAGTGGCACAAGAGTGATCCCTGAGTGTTCAAGATCACCCCTCAGTGATGATAGCTTCTTCATGTCATTGTTGTATTTCTGCTCATACTCTAGGGGATTCAGTCTCACAAAACATTCTAGTAGAATCAACATGTTTCCTGACACCTTGAATCCGTCTGGAGTGACACATGGAAGAGAAGGGACAACAAATCCATTTTCTCTTAAGATAAGTTCCACTGACTTCTCTTCAGTGTTGTGGATGCAACCATTCTCATCGCAGATGTCAATCTCAATACACGTGGATAATAGCTTGAGACCCTCAATCATAATGAACTTGGGCTCTGTTTGGCAAAGGACTTTTAGCTTTTGGGGAGCTAGTCTCTCATCATTAGGAAAGTTTCTTGAGATAAGCTGCAGGAGTTCATTCTTTAATGAGTCCATTGTGAATTTTGTCCCATAAAA